TTACCCGTTAGAGCAACCATTGCCCATCACGTGATACTTAAGAATATGCCGCTGACCTTGTGAGTCTTCATATTCCATCTTCAATACTCGAACACCAAACTTCATTAGGACAGCCTCCCCGCCATAAGCCTGAGGACCTCATTCAAATCGAACACAGCCAGACCGTCGTTGTTCAGCACGGAAGATCCGCCAGTGCCAGCACTACGAACAGTAAACGTACCTGCCGGTATGTTGATTTCGAGAAGTGGCCGGCCTTTGGAGTCGACAGTAGGCGAGCGCAGCACCATGCCCAGAATGATTTCCTGAACAAACGCCTTGCTGATGATCGCCGTGTTGAACACCGCCTGACCGTTCTCAATGACAAACATCGGAACAACCTTGCCGTCGATCTCGTTAACGACAGCCATCCGTTGAGCCATGATCAGGAATTCTGACTGCTCGCCGTTGGTGCCAAACGCAAAGCCTGTGGTGACCTTTCGCCCATCTACGATTGTTTGAGCCTTCAGGGTGACCTGAGACGATACCCTCCCGTCGAGCCCAACGAGTGTTTGGCTGACCTGCTGCACTGACGCGCTGGTTTGGCCGATGCTGGATTGCAGTGTTTCGGACGTCTTGGCCTGCGCCTCGTTGGCCGTCGCCTGCACCCTCTTCTCAGCAACGAATGTGGCCGTGGAATCCCACGCCTTGACAGCGCTGGCCAGCTCGCCGGCGCCGTCGTCACCGCGCACCGAAGCGCGCAGCGTGTCATTGCTCGACGCCATTGAGGTGATCTTGCCGTCCAAGTTGATGACCTTCGTATCGAGCCCCGAGATCGCAATGCCCTGCCCGGTAATTACCTGAGCCTGGCCCGCGATGGTGCCTCCTTGCACATCAACCTTGTCCGCGGTGGTCTTGAGGTCGCTCTTGAGCTGCGTCACCTGAGTGGCTGCTGTCTCTCGGTTGGTTGCTACCACCTGCTCCAAAACAGTCAACGACGACCTGTTGTCACCAATCTGAGCGCCGAGCGTTAGGAGCTGCTGGGCCGTAGCGAGAGTTTCAGACGCCCGCGTTTTGCGCTCAACCGCCAGATCTGCCGTGGAGTTCCACCCTTTCACCGCGTCGGCCAGGTCGCCAGCACCATCATCACCGCGAGCAGCAGAGCGCAGCGCCTCAACAGACGAGGCTGTCGAAACAACCTTGCCGTCGAGTTCCTCGATCTTGGTTTCGATGATCCGCACCTGGGAGGCCAGCGCGTTGGCTGTCTCCAAGATTGTGCCGATGTCGGTCCAGTAGGCGGCGTCAGGCGGCGTGGCACCGGCGGGCACCGTTCCTTTGGCCTGATACAAGCGTTGATCCAGGCGAACGATGTCACCCTTCGCATAAGCCTTAGCAGGGTCGTATGCCAAGGCATCACTCACCTGCTTGATCAGGTCCTCCAGTTCCTGCTTGGCCTCCTCCAGGCGATCATTTACAGAGCCTGGACCATCGCCGGAAATCAGCTCGATTTCTTCGCGCAGGCTCTGATACAGCGCGCCCTTGCCGATCTTGTCGGTGTAGTACTTTTCGTACTCGCTTTCGTCCGAGCTGGCTTGGCCGTTCACCGCGCCAGGCACAGGGAAGAACGGTCCGATGTTCCCGGTACGGTCCACGAAACGCGCCCAAAAGAACAGGCTCGCCCCGGCCAACAGCGCATGCATCTCGTGCTTGGCCTGCGGGTAGCTGAAGTCGCTCAGCTTGATCGCAGTAGTGAGGTCGGCAGACTGGCTATACCAGATCTCCGTGCGCTGGGTGTCCTCGGCGCCCGGCGGGAATCCCCACTGAATGCCAATGCCATAGATCAAGCTGGTAGTGGTCAAAAACGAAACCGCCGGCGGCAAGCCGACCTTGCCTTCCAGATTGGTCAGCGCGGAGGTGGTAGGAATCGATGAAACGTTGAGCGCGCTAACCGCTCGCACCCTGGCCATGTATTGGCCTGAGTAGATCCCGCGCACGTCCACCATCAGTTCGCCAGTGCGCGGCAAGGTAATCCACTCCCGCGCGCCCCACTTCCACTCAACGTCATAAGCCACCGCGTTCGGCGCCGCGTCCCAGGCGATTGACATGACGGTGACCGCAATGCCCTGCTCAACGACCACGTGCTGGCTCAGCATCACCCGTGCCGGAGCGTCCTGGCTGCCGATTGGGATGCCGGTGATTGGCCGGATGTCTACGACGGCGCCGTTATCGATTGCTGGGAATTTGCTTGGGTCGTGCTGGATCACCTCGAGCTGGTACTGGTGCCACTCCGGGCGCGTTACGTTGCGCACATAGAACTGCATCAATTTCAGGTCTTCATAGTCCAGAATCCAGCCGCACTCGGCCTGGAGCTGTTCGCTGAAGTCAGCCATAACAGTGACGTTTCGGCCTGCAACAGACTTCACGACTCGCCCTTCCGACTTGCCGCTGGGCAGGTTGACCATCAGCCGCGCGCCGATCGGCACAACCGTGTCGCGATCAAGAGTGACCACCCGACCGCCGCCGCGGCTATGCGCCCGCCGTTGTCCCGTCCAACCAGCATTGGGTCGGCGACCGCGATGACCTGGCCCGGCTTCGGAATGCCGCCGTCGAGGCCAACGCGGAATACTCCACCCTGCGTCTGCAGCTTTTCGGTAAGCGCTGCCCACTGCCCGGCGCGCTGAGCCTGGCCCAGCGACGTGCAGCCGATAGCATCGATGGACGTGTCACGCACAATCCCGCCAAGCTCAACCATTGCCTCGTCATCGAAAACCGGTTCTTTGTCGGTTTCGAAACCCTGGTCAGGGTTATTCCAAGAAACCATGTAGAGCGTGTGCCGATCGCGCGCACGGGTGCCCTCGTACTTGATGGAGCCGTTGTTCAGTATCTGCGTCTGGTTGTAGGTGTACACCGGGTCGCCCGGCATATCGGCGTTGACGACGATCTGGCTGCCATCCCAATAGGCCAGGCCATGGAAAATTGAGGCCAAGTCTTGAAGCACTGCATAGGCCTCGGCCTGCTTCTGGAAATACAGGTTGCAGGTAAAACGCGGCTCCAAACCGCCCTTGCCGTCCGGGACCATCTGATCGCAGTACTGTGCGATCCGGTAGAGCGACCAGCGATCCACCATGGTTGCATCGATGCGGTCACCCAAACCGTAGTACGGGTGCAGCACCAGGTCGTAGAAGATCCATGCCGGATTATTGGTATAGGCCTCTTTGAAAGTGCCGTCCCAGATTCCGTTGCTGGTACCGGTGCCTGATGTCGCGTAGGTGCGAGTTGTCGCGTCGTAGTTGGTGGGGACGCGAATGATCCGGCCGCGCATAAGCACGGCAATCTTGGCAATGTCGCCGCCGAAGGTCTGGGCGTCGTACTCAATGCTGCTGACCGCGGTGAGCGGGTATTCCTGGTCGCTATCCACCACCTCAGCAATGGCCTTGACCACCATCTGGTCGGCGATCAGCTCCGAGTTGGCGTTCGGTGTTAGGCGTCGAACTCGCAACGTCCAGCGACTGCCGGCGGGCAACTCGATACGGTGTGCCCGCTCGTACTCGGTGACGTTCTTCCGATCGACAAACGAGGCCAGCGCCTCGACGTAAGGGCCGTTGTCGGTAGAGATGTCCACTGCGTAATCGATACGCACGCCGTTAATGTTGCCGGAGGTATCCTGGCTGCGCAGCGTTGGCCAGCTCAGGCGCAGACGCACCGCGTCGATAACCGAGTTGGTGATGCTGTGCAGCCATGGGGTGCCGAAGATCAGCTCTTGCTTGACGTCGATTTCGTTACTGGATTCGGTGTTGCCTTCCAGGCGAGTTTGGTTCAGTTCGCCATTGCGGAACTGCCACTTAACGCTCGGATAGTTAATGGTGCCGTCTGGTGCCTGGATGGGGGTTCCGTCCAGCTTGATTGAGCGCAGGCCGTCGACAGGGCCAACGATTGGCCCCCAACTCCACATGTAAACGATGCGCGCAGTAGAGATAGACGGGACGCCGTTCAGGGCGATGCTCGGCTTTTTTTCTTTGGCCTCGCCGCCCTTGCTGCCAATTACAGCTCTGCTATTACGCTGCGCGGCGCGCACGGGCTTCTTTGCTGCTGCGCTCATGCGCCCTCCAAAATGCAAAAACCCGCCGGAGCGGGTTGGGTGTTGGGGTTCGATCAGATGTTGTCTTGGGTGTACACGCCGCCGGATTCGACCGCGCCGCCGATCTCCCGCTCCCCATACAGCAACGGGTAGGGGTTGCCCTGGGCAATGGTAGTGACGGCACCGCCGAAGCCGTAGCTGGGGTTGTTGCCGTCATCGTTCTGGTCGCCAACACCTGTTTTAGTGGTGGGCGACAACATCTGCACCACGCCACCTAGGCCTACAGCGACACCGCCGGCCAGCAAGCTCATGCCCAGCACCGAGGTCGTGCCACCGCTGAATAGACCGGCCACGATCAGCGCGACCCCCAGCAGGGTGGTGAACATACCCGCTTGCTTACTGCCCTGGATGATCGGCTGAATGCGGATGTCGCCGTCTTCGCGGCCCACCAGATCCAGCTCGCGCTCGCCGAGGTTGCGTTCATCAACGAATACAGCAAACACCAGCCCGCGCTCTTCGGCGGTGCGCAAGTACTTCTCGAAGCCTGGCTTCATCATGCAAAGCGCAGCCATGCCGTCCCGGAAGCCGTGAATGTCCAGCGTGTACCTTTTGCCAAACTTTTTGCCCAGCACACCGCCGAGCTTGATGGTGCGCATTGTCATGGTCGGTAGTCCTTGTGCCGGAGAATGAGTTTGACGCGGCTGGCCATCGACCATCCGTATATCTCGCGCGCCGCGAGGCGACCGGGCATGTGGTGGTAAATGAACGGTCCAGAGCCACCCAGCTTTGCCGCAGGCTCGCTGACAAGCGCCGGCTCATCGCCCAAGTAAATAACAGCGTGATTTGGGAAATAGCACTCCCGGCCTGGCGTCGGTATCTGCAAAACAAGCATGTCACCACGCCGCGCCTCGTCGACCTGATAGAAGCCCACTGCTTCGAAATTGTCTTCGTACAGGCTCGCCCCGTCTTTCTGCTCCCACCACAGATCGGCACGCTCGAAGTTCGGCAACTGCAATCCCGCTTCCCGCGCATACCAGTCGCGGCACGCTGCCCAACAGTCAAGCAGCCCATGGGAAAAGTCCCGCCCCAGCAATGGAGCCTGGAAGCCCGACGGCTTGAACCACTCGAAATCCCCGCCAGGCCAGCCGACGATACCCCAGGGCAATTCATGCAACTCGCAGCTGACGCGGTCGGCCATGCTCGGCGCGGGCGCCTTGTCTGGGTGGCTATGGATGATCGCCAGGACTTCGCCCCGGTCTTCGGCCTTGGCCATGTCCTTGTGATCGATCTGAAAATGTTCGCGCGGCGTGGTGGCCAAGTTTGCGCAGGGCACGTACTCGCGCCCTACCGCAGACTTGATCAGCACTCCACAAGCCTCGGCCGGATAGACCTGCTCGGCGTGAGCGCGGATCTCATCCTGCAATTTTTGATTGATACGCATGACTACCTCGAACTTGCGATAAGGCTTGCACCCATTGATCCACCAAATCGCCGCGTATTGCCGCGAAGCTTGCAACTGCTCCACCATCCGCCGCAGCGGTCCAGCGCGGGGTTGTCGGTGGGGTTGTTCTTCTTATCGAACATCGCCGTGCCGGTATAGGCGCAGGCCTCTTGCCGGTAACCTCCGCGACAGGCCCACCGGCAGAGCTTGGTGATCTGCTGGCCCGGCAACATCTGCCCCTCCATGTCCGTGGGGCTCGACAGCGAGAACGTGACCGAGATGCTCGGCAGTGCTTCCGTCTTCTGCTCGATAAACCAGAGGTTTGTTTTCGACTGGTTGCTGGCGTCAGGATTGCCATCAGGGAAGTTCACGGCATCCAAGAAGTGTCGGAACGTCTCGATCACCTTTACCCGAGCGCCGGCCAGGTCGCGAAACTGAAAGCACAGAGCGGTGATTGCACCGCGCACGCCGCCAAGTTCGTCATCGACCTGCAGCGTCGGCGAAGCCGGGCGCCCATCACCGCGAATATCGAAGCCCTTGGCGTCGATCTGCAGCGGCGCGTAAAGCTGGCCCTGCCAAACGATGTCACCTTCCTGGGCGTGCCCATGGAATCGCCAGACCGTGGCGCCCAGGCGCGTAGCGTCAAGCTCGTAGAGCCGGATCTGGTTGCCTGGCTCGAGCTTTTGAATATCAGCGTTGTAATTCATAGAGCCTCAGAAACAAGAAACCCCACACTCGGCGGGGTCTGTTGAGGGTTTCAATCAGGGCGTATAGGTCTGCTTGAAGGTGAATGTGAGCGTCCAGAGCCCGGCGCCAAGCGGCTTGGACTTATAACCCTTGCAGCGGTACCGACCCACAACACCGCCGGGCGGCGTCCAAATAAAAGCTTTGTAGCCTTCATGGCGATCAATGAAGTCGCGCACCTGTACCAACTCCGCGCCGGGCTGCATCAGCCCCGAGTGAGTCAGGTTCCAGGTCTCGCTCTTCGTATTGATTCCGATGCCGCCCGCCTGCGTATAGCCGTCTCCGAAATCGTTCTCCCAGGTGCGCTGCTCGATTTCCCCATCACCACCGAGTTGAACGCAGTAGTTGAATGTTTCCACCATCAAACTCGCCTCCAGAGCAAACCGCCCTGCCCCATTTCAAGTTGCAGAACACGGCGAACTTCAGAGGCCAAACCCTGCCCCATCGCCTCTCCTTGTTTTCGAGCATCCTCACCGCTCATTCCGGGCTGCGCCTGGACGGTCACGGGTGCATTGATGTTAATTCCGCCGCCGCCAGCACGCTCGGTACCGACGCTTTCAGTTGCCGCCGTTTGCCGTGCCAGGAAGTTCGTCAGGTCTTTGTTCTGCGCCGGCGCCACAACCCGCTCACCGCCGTCGAGAAGCCAGGTGCCTTCCTTGGGGATGCTGCCCATACCATCGTGCGCCATGCCCGCGAGCGCTGCGCTTGCCACACCGGCAACCATGGGCGCCGTGGCGGCTGCGGCCGTGGCGGCTGCCAAGGGCGCAGCTGCAGGCCCAACAATCGGGATCGCGGCAGTCGAGGCATAAGCCGCCAAGCTGGCCTGGAATGCTGTTGCTTGCGCGTTGGCCACCAGAGACGGTACCGCGCTGGCCTGGGTAGTTTTACCCACCAGCAACTGCACCGCCTGGTACACCAGCCATTGCGCTGCCATATCCGTCAACGCTTGAAGCGTCGATTTGGCGAAGTTGGCAATCAGGTCTCCCAGCGCGTCGTCAGCATCCTCTGCGCCGCTTATCACGTCAGCAAGGAAGGTGCTGAGCCCGCTCTTCGCGCTGCCCAGCACAGACGAAGTAGCCTCCGCAGCCATCGCCGAATAATCGGTCGCGGCATCAACGAAGTTCTGCCAGGCATTACTGACTCCATCCATCCAGTTCGACTGGGCTTCGTCGAGCTGATTGTAATAGTCCTGCTGAATGACGATTCTCTCAGCCAGAGCCTCTTCCAGGAGAGCCGTTTCCTTGTCGTAATTCTCCTGAGCATCAGGGTCTCCGGCGAGAGTTGCGTCCTTGTACTCCTTGTACATTTCGCGGCGCTGTTTGTTGAAGTCCTGGTCGATCGCCAGAAATTCTTTCAGCCGGGACTTGTACTTGTCACCCTCTCCAGCGCCAGCAAGCTCCTGGGCAAATCCATCCTTAGCCGTCTGGTTGCTCTCTTTGAGGTTATAGCCCAGCGCATCAAGCTTCGCCGCGTCCTGATTTGCCTTTACGAGCGCCTTCTTTGCATCCAGATCAGCAGCAAGCCCCTCGAGCTCTTTCTTCCTTCCCTCGCTCAGTTTTGCGTAGTTGCCGCTGGCGATTTCAAACGCCAGCTTTTCAACCTCAGTCGCTTTTTGCTTTTTCCCTGAGGTCTCGTCGATCAGCGCAATCTGTCGCTTGTAGTTTTCCTCGGCATCCTCGAATGTTTTCAAGTTCGCTTTGATTGCGGAGGTATTAGCCTGTGTTTCTTTGGTAGAGGCCTTGTTCGCCTCGGCCTGCGACTTTGAAGCATATGCCGCCGACATAATTGCTGTTTTGTCGGCCTCCGAAAGATCCTTATGCTCAGAGATGTAACGGCTCGCCTCTTTTACAGCATCATTATTATCTTGAAGTTTTCCGAGTTGTGTTTGCAGCGTTTTCAGATACGCCGAGCCAGCGGCGGTCATACCGGTAGTTGCCTGGGTCGAGGCGCTTGTAGTGGAAACCCCTTTGTTCATCTCACCATTAAGGGCGGTAAGGCGCTCTCTGGCTTCGGATTGCGCTTTGCCTAATTCTGATAACGCGCCAGATCGTTTGACCAGAGAGTCAACAACCTTTGGATCGACAAGGCCATTTGATCTCAACTCATCAAGGATCGGCGAAAGGTCTTTTCCAGCGGCGGTTGCCTCGCCAATCCTCTTCGAATACTCAAGGAAAATAGCGGTGCCACTAGCACTGGATCTAGGTCCGACAAGCCCTGTTTTCAGTGTTTTCTGGAACTTTTCGTATTCTTCGCTCGTAGCCTTAATTGCCTCGGCCTCTGCTTCTCCCCAGCGTATCAAGGCTGCAGCTTTTTGGTCGCGAGTCAATTGCTGGAACTTTGCAATTACGTCGTCGAGAGGACCTTTTAGCCCTTCCAAGCCCTGGGCTGCTTTTTCGGCGCTACTGCGGAAGTCTGCAAACGAGAGCGTTACCGCCCCCGCAACAAAAAGCAGCCCGACTGGCCCACCCAGTAAAGCAAGCAAGCCTCGGCCTGCTGCAGCCATCACTCCAAATGCTCGACCGGCCACACTGGCAGCAGCGGCAGCCCGATCGGATGCAATCGCAGCAGCATTAGCGGCTGCTGTTGTCTCTCCGTATGCCAAAGCAGCCGCTGTTCTTCTCGCGTATGCCGCCTGTATCTCTATAGAGGTCGCGACAGTAGTGGTGGCAAGGGAGCGCTCGGCCAGTTCTACTTTTTTGATTACGGCAACTTCTGCCAGCCGAATCTCGGCAAGCCGCGAAATCGAAGCCGCCCGCCCGGTTTCAGTTATTTGGGCCGCCAGCCGCTGTTGCTCCAGCAAGCGCTCCGCTGCCAGGGAAGCCTGAACCGTCTTGATGTTGGCGAGCTCAGATCCTTGCCTTACCCGATCTGAGGCTACCTTACCCTCTGCCGCTGTGATCTCAAGATTGGCACGCTGGAGCAGTGCCTTCGCATCAATTTGCTTAGCTTGAGCCGCATATAAGTCGCCTTTTGCAGTGCGGGCAGTAGCGGTCAGAAGCGTTTGATTTGAAGCCGCTGCATAGAGAGCTTGAGCCCCCTGCTGAGCAAATCCGCCGGCAATCCGCCCGAGGGCGACGTAGAGACCCGTTGTCATAACCTGCGTGAGTGCTTCGGAATTGCTGCGCAACGACGACAGCGCGCCCGGCAGACTTCCATCAATAGCCTTTGAGAGCCCGACAAATTCAGCGGACACCCGCGCGCTTGCGCCAGTAGCCTGGTCGAGCTCTCCAACAAAGCGAGTCATCGAGTTGCTAATCTTGGTGAAACTATTGCCGATCGTTGTGGCGGTTTTTGCGAATAATGTATCAACAGCCCCTGACTGGGCCTGAATGGCTTTTACCACGACTTGAGAAGTCAGCTCGCCCGCTGCGCCCATCGCGCTCAATTCGCCGACCGTTCTCCCCATGCCCTTCGCAATTGCCTGGGCAAGCGCCGGTGCTTGTTCCAGCACAGAGTTCAATTCCTCCCCGCGCAGGGTGCCACGGGCGAATGCCTGTCCTAGCTGGACCAGTGCGGCGTTGGCACTCTCTGCGGAAGCGCCTGAAATCGCGAGCGTCTTGCTGATCGTGCCGACAATGCCTGCCACTTCCTTCCCTGACAGTTTTAGCGCGTCCTGGTTGTTTGCGATCCTCTGGTACAGCTCGGCCGTAGACGACAAAGGTTGAGCCGAAGCCTGCGCGATGTCGAAAACAGCTTTTTGCGCCTCGGCAAGTTCGGCGGAACCGTTAGTTACCAGTTTCAAACGGTTAGTGAGCGTGCTGTACGCCTCGGTGGCCTGATAAACACTGTTCAGGCTGAAAGCAGCCGCCAGCGGCCCTGCTATCTTTGATGCAACGCTCGAAAGCGACAGGAACTGGCCCTGTAGCGCATTGATTCGCGCAGATGCGGCATCGGCAGCGGCACCGGTACTGGCAACAGACCGAGAAGCCCGATCCATGCCCTGCTGGAAACCGCCGATGCGGGCGATCAGATCCAGGGTCAGCGTGCCAAGCGAGCGCGATGCCATCTGTCTTTCTCCAGGCGAAAAAAAACCCGCAAAAGCGGGCTCATCTTAAAAACAAAATTTAAATATTAGGGCTCGATTTTCCGCAATAGGGGCAGACCATCGCAGGAAGAGAATAAATCTTGGAACACCGAGAACATGTAACCCCACTTGCCGGAACATCCAAAACCTCAGGAATATCCGCCAATGGCTCGCGTTTAGAATTCGAAGCTGCATGTTTTCGTCGAGCCGTATCCGCCTCCTGCAGATACTTGCGATTAAACTCTGCGGCCCTCGCTGCCATCTTTCGCTCAGGCGTTTGAAGTCGAGAGTTTCTTCTGAAAATCCAGACAGCCCCCAACGATAACGGCACCAATAATACACCGATGACCAGAGCGCTAATCAGAACAGCTCCATATGCCGCAACCAGCACAGCTATGACTCCTAACAACCAAGGCGCCAATATCACAGCAATCAAAATCAGGACTAAAAGTATTGCAAGCGGCATTGACATCACTCCCTGTAAGAATAAGGCAATCTACCACCATCCATGGTGGCGATCACGCCCACTCCGCCATCGCCTTTTCGAGCGCCAGTGCTTGTTGATCAGCGTGAGGCATGAAATCCGCAATCTCGGCCTTGCCGCCAGCCCCGCGATTCACCTGCAGCGCGATGATCGCCGTAGACAGTTCCATGCGCCGGCCAACATTGAGCGTTCCATGCTTGTCGCGGTAGGCAGACCAGGCCAAAACCTCGGCGTATGAAAGATTGGCCTTTGCCTCCGCGATGGTGCACCCGCCGACTCCGTTGAGCACCAACTCGTGCATCAACTCATCGGCGGCCGTCAGTTTTTTACCGGGTGATTTACCTCATTCACTGCCCGCAGAAGCACAACGCCGAGCTCGGAATCGAGGTTCACCGCGTCCTCAAAGGGCAGCTCTTCATCACCCTTGTCGCCCAACATGATGCTCGCCGAAAGATACCGGGCATTTTTGAAGCGCTCTGCCTCGCCGCCGGCGAACATTGCTTCCATAACGCCGAAAGCGTGGCGGCGGATGTGCACCTTGAACTTATCGGTTACTTCCTTGCCCTTGGCGTCGAAGTGCTTCCACTCAACATCGCGCTGTACCACGGCGTCAGCGATGACGCCTCCTTTCTTTTTCAATTGAGCCAGGTTCATGCGAGCCCCTTACGCGGTTTTGCGAATCCAGGCGGAACCGCCCGAGCGCTGAATGGTTGCGGCAGTGCTGACCACAGTGTTGGCTGCGAAGTCGAACGGGAAGTCAGAAACGTACCCATCAAAGACGAACCAGGTTCGCGAAGGAGGAAGCACAAAGTCATCACCTTCCGTGTTCAGCGTAGGCGGGATGTCAGTTCCGTCCGACCAGCCTACAGCCCAGGCCACACTCTCGATGCTGTCGTCTTCAGACAGCTGGTGCATGCGGACATGCGATGCGTTTCGCGGATCGGCGTTGAGCGTAAGTGATGCCTGCCCTGGCGTGCGCAGACCGCGCATATAGGTGCGAACTTTGTTACTCAGGCAAGTTGTTTCGATTTGGTCCGCCGGGTTGCCGCCTGGGCTGAAAGCTGTTGCGCACTCAATTTCGAGCACTTGTAAAACTGCACGATCGGCGGCACTCGGCACCAGCGCATAAACCTGCGTGCCTTGGGTAAGAATCGACATGGCTTTCTCCAAATGTCGGGCATAAAAAAACCCGCACTCGGCGGGTTGATTGGGGGTGATGCTCTATCGAAGGGTTATCCAGTCGATGTCAAAGCTGCGGTGGTAATCCTGCGTTGTCGGATCGCGACCAGATGCGCCCCAGCGGGTGATGTTGGCCTTCAGCTCCAACGCATCCCGCAAGGCCTCAGTAACTTGTGTCGCTGACCCAGCGCCCGCCGCGTACACATCGACCTGCAAAGTGAAGCCGTCGGCATCCGGCCGGCCAGCCAGGTAGTTTTCTGGGTTGCCGTCAATCAGGTTCCAAACCACGTAAGGCTTTGCGACGCCTTCTGGCGCCTCGCCGAATGAATATATGCGGCAATCAATGCCCGAGCCGATGAGGGCGGTAATCGCCGGATCGGTTGAGCAAACCAGAAAAATAGGTGGGTCCATCAATTCCCCCTGAGAGCAGCATCAATTTCGCGGCCAAAGCTTGCGACAAACTGGTCGGTGACCGCATTGACGTTTTGCGAGAACGCCGGGCGCATAAACGGCGCCGGCGGCGTGAACTGTGTGCCGAACTCGATGTAACGCCAGTGCCGCGTATCACCGCCCGGGTTACCGTTCGCGCTCTTGCTGTGCTGGTTAGAACCGGCACCCCCACGAATGCCAACGCGCATCACAACGCCACCTTCGCGGCGTGATTGTTTGGGGGCTTCCTGGGTGATTACGTTTCGCCAGACCTTTTCCTTGGTATCGGGGTCATCGAGCGCTTTTGCACGAGCCTTAACGTCGTCGCGAATGATGTTCATGGCTTCGCGAGCAGCCCGGCGCAGGCCTTTTTTCTGAAGTCTCGGCGCCAGCGTTCGCATCTTGTCGATTGTTGCCTTGACACCCTGCAGCTGCGCGGAAATTGAGCTAGCCATCTTTCACCCCCTTCGAAACAAGCAGAGTCAGGTACTCAAGGCCGGATTTTCTGTCGGCGAGCGGCGGCCCTTCGATGCTGTAAATCTCACCGCGGTGGACAATACGCATGGTCGGCAACACGCCAGGTCGATAGCGAATCACGACCCGACCGGTCACCTCGGACTGTCCAGCCTTGGATGCAATCATGTCGCGGGCCGACAAATCCTCAACCGCCGCCCACGCATCAGCAAATTTAACCCAGGCCGGATCAAGAAAATCACCGGTCACTGGGTTTCGCGGAGTGATTTTGTGCTGAATTTCGATGCGGTGGCGCAGCTTTCCGGCTTGCATCAAACACCCCACTCGATGCGATACGGCGTCAAAAGAGACTTGGAGCCAGACGGGAGTTCACCGAAAGATCCGCCCGCAACTGCATCCTCGCGGTTTTCGTAAAGGCTGCCAGCAATTAACAGGCAAGCAGCACGGATCGACGCGTTGACCAAGATCGGATCAACACCCGCGTCTCCAGCCAGCACGGCAGAAGCAAGTGAATCAGCATCGGCATAGAACCTACGATTCAGGTACTGCACCGCACTATCCTCCGCAGCCTCCAGCACCAGCGCGACATAGGCCTGATCCTCGACCTCAGCCCGCAAATGCTGCATTGCTACTTCAATCGGGATAACTGTCATGTCAGGCGCCTTTCTTCTTGCCGCCCGATTTGCCTGCTGCTTTTTCGGTGTTCAGCGGCTCAGTCGAGTCATCCGGTTCAGTCAGGTCCACCAGGGGTTCGCCGTCGTCATCACACTCGACTGCGTAGTTTTTTTGCAAAAGCTGGCGACCGTGCTGTTCGTCTGTGACAAAAATCGAGCCTTCAGACAAAGTTTTACCGCCCAGATAAAGCGGCTTGGTCGTTTTCATCTTCATAGCGCGCTCCGTTGGGCCGCCATGAGGGCGGCCCTATCAGTGGATTAAGGGGCTTGAGGCGGGGTGAACGAGCCGTAGATGAATGCTTCCGGGCGTTTCACCGCCAGAGCTACACGCTCTTCGCAACGGATCGAGATCATATTCTTCTCGAAGTCGTCAGCGTTCTCGGTGGAGATCACCACGTTGGCGTCTTCGCGGTCGAACAGCTGCGCACCGGTCTGGAAAGCGCCGGTCAGGAACTTGCCCTGGAAGGCTGCGATCTCGGTTGCCACCACCGGCAGGCCCCACAGCAATGGACCAGCCAGGCCCAGAGGGTTAGCAAGGATGTAGCGGCCCAGAGAGTCTTTGGTGAGCTCGATCTTCGCCCAGTCGATGAAGTGCAACACGTGACCGGATGCTGGCAGGCGTGCAAGCTGAGCTTGAAGCATGGCCAGGCGCAGATCATCAATGCCGGACTGATTTTCAACGGTGAATGCAGGGTCGAAGGCCGATGCCTGCGGCACGATGCCATGCAGGTGTACGCCGGTGCCGTCACCGAACAGGATTTCCTGCTCTTCGGCATACTTCAGGCCGTAGCGCATTTCGGTATCGATAGTCGATTGCAGTTGTGCGAAGTCATCCAGAATCTGCTTCGACGACTTGAACATATGCGCGATGGTGCTGACCGGGGTGATCTTGGTCGCGAACTGGATGTCGCTGTAAGGCTTCTGAGTGCCCTCAGCCACAACCCTGGCGGCGTTGGTGAATCCGGTTTGCTGAACCCAAAAGATCGCGGGCGAAGTGGTGCGGCCAGGGGCAATGAGGTCGCGGATAAAAAGACGCTGTTTTGGCGCCACGTCAACGCCAGGAAGGCGTTGCGGCTCAACCACGCCAGCTGGCACGCCGGTGCTGAGCAGCGCTGCGTGAACAGGGATGCTGATGCGTCGGTTGCCTTCGACGTGAGCGGAGAACTGCTTCAGCGCTTCGCTCTTGATCACTACGCCGCCCACGGTATCTCGGGATGCGGCGGCAGTGCTGGCGGGGATGCGTGCGAACTCTTGCTCCAGCTCGCCCAACTGCGCTTTCAACTGCTTTTCAGCTTCAGTCAGGCTGTTGAACTTGGTCGCCAGTTCGTCGACAGCGTTTTTGGTCTCGGCCGACAGAGAGCCAGCCTTTTTGGCTTCGGCGAGAGCATTTTCAGCCTGTTTGCTGAATTCGTCGGTGGCCTTTTTGAGCTCGTTGGAGACGTTCTTCAAAAGGTCCGCGGTAGTGTCGCTCATGGTTTTTCTCCGGTTTGAATAGCTGCTGCCGAGAACCGCGAAAGCGCGGCCTGTAGTTCGGCAATGGGGTCGGCCAGATTGGCCGTGGTAGCGGCAGCGTTCTGCTTGCCGGAGGTGGTAGCGCCAGGCGTACCAGCCTTGAGTTCTTGAATGAGGGCGCGGCGCTCGGAGCGCGGCATGCCCTGTTTAGCCAGGATCAGATCCATGCGGCGGGCAGCAACCTGGTGAGGCGCCGATGCGCTGGCATGCTCGACGGAAGCGTCAGATGCCAGAAGGCTGTCCGCAAAACCAGCATCGATTGCAGCAGCACCGCCCATCCAGGTCTCCACATCCATGAGCTTGCGCATGGAATCAATGGGGTCACCGGTGCGGACGGCGTAAATATCAGCGAGTGTTCCGTCGATCTGCTCGAGGAAGTCAGCGACCTTTCGAATGTCATTACGGTCGCCGGCGGCCATGGTCCAGCTGTTGTGGATCATCAGAAAGCCGGCCCGCGCGATCTGGATTTCATCCGCCGCCATGGCGATGAACGACGCGGCGGAAGCGGCGAGGCCGAGGATCTGCACAGTCACCTTCCCCTTGTGCTCGCGTAGAAGGTTGTAGATGGCCAGGCCCTCAAATACGTCGCCGCCTGGGCTGTTGATCTTCACGGTCACATCGCTGTCACCGATAGAGCGCAGCGCGGCACTGATCCGCTTTGCGGTCACGCCCTCGCCCGTCCACCAATCAAACCCAATCGGGTCGTAAATCGTGATGGAGTTGTCGTCCGTGCTTGCCGCCTTGATCGATGGATTCCACCGCTCCAAAGCCTTCGGCGTCAGGTCGCAGTGAACCTGCGCGCGCGGCCGGGCCTCCGGCGCCGCCGGAATGGTCTTTAGGGTCATTGGTTACTCCAGGATCAAGCCGCGAGAAGACGTGGTAGAGATATAAGTGCGTGAGCCATCATTGGCCCGTCCGGGTTTCCGGCATCGAGCGCCTTGTTAGCGAAGTCGAAGGCTTCCTTGATGGCCTCCTTGTCCCCGCTCTGATTTGCTGCAGTGATGCGCAACATGAAGGCTGTGGCCGCCGGCGACATGCCTGCCGACTGTTTGCCCAGCTGATCAAGCGGCACGAGCGCCGACTGAACAGTGAACGTATCGCCGCCTGGGATTGGAGCCATGTTTTCCAGACGACGCACCTCGTTGCGGGACATCCAGCCGTTTTGCAAAGCCGTGTTGTACCAGGCGCCGCGACCTGCACTGTCGGCGCGCAGCAGGCCTTCAACAGCGAATTCAGCGAAGAACTCGTCAGCGTCAGCCTCACCGATCAGGCATCGGGTGATTTCCTGTTCGATGTTCACCAGAAGAGGGCGCAGGCTATTGGTCAGAAAGTGCAGGTTTTGCGCCTCTACCGAGCTGGCCCAGCTGGACTGCTTGTCCATGTGCCCAACCATGAAGGGCGGCACCCGAAACCAGCGACACATTTCCTCAATGCTGAACGAGCGTGACTCAAGCATTTGCGAGGCTTCGGGGTTCATGGTGATCCCCTGGTACTTGAGGCCCGCCTCAGCAACCATGATCTTTCCGGCGTTCTTGGAGCCCATGAACGAACCGAGGCTGCTCCGGAGCTGCTCGCGCTGCGCTGGGGTGAGCGTCTTGTCGCTGGAGAGAATCCCGGAGGCCTGCATACCCTGAGCAAAGACCTTGGCGGCCGCTTCTTCTACCGCCATGGCCGATCCGAAGATCTCCTTTCCGGTAGTAACTGGAAGCATCCCGCAGACGCCATCCAGGCCAAAGCCGCGGATGTGCATCAAAGTCTTTTCAGGAATATCTCGCTCGACTCCGTTCTCGGTGTACGTGTACTTGAGTCGACCATTGTCCTGGCGCTTAACTCGCATGCACTGCGGCAGAAGCGGTACCAGCGCAACAATCCGATTACCGATCATCTTCTTCTCGACGAAGGCGTTGCCACGAAGACAGATGCTTGCCACCACCAGCAGCATGAAGCGCTGCGGGGTCATCTCGGAGTTGGGTACCCGACACAGCAGTCGGTAGAGAGGATGATCAGTCGCTGGAGACCTTGACCCATCAGGCTGGCGCCGGTACAGCTTTAGCGGCAAAGTCGACACCGACTCTGAAAGCAAGCGGACGCAGGCCCATACCGTAGACAGCTGCATGGCTTTATCAACAGATACGTGCTGGCCGCTGACCGAGCTGCCGAACCATTCCTGCCAGAACGAGCCATCCTTTAAGCCGATGGGCACACCAAGCCAATTTTGAAGAGTGGCCTTGATTCGCCCGGGTTTCTTTTCGCGCGCCATCAAAGCCCCACCATAATTGGATTATCAAAAAAGCCCTGGAGATCGCCGCAACCCACCGGGTTAAGCGCTATGAGTGTCGTTGCGTCAAATGTGGCCATCAGCGGGTCAATCTTGGCTGAACCGCTTACCTGCTTGTTGATCCCGATCGCGTTGCCAACCGCGACCGTCCTGGCGTTACCAACGCACCAAGCCATAAGGCGCGTACCGCCATGTATAAACTCACCACCCGCCACCTTTCGCTCAGTGGTCTTGATTGCACCGTTGAGCCGCCAGCCCTGGGAGATCGAAACGATCTGCTCCATGGTTATGCCGCGATCTTCTGTGGTTAGCTCATCAACGATGTCGCCGATGCCCGCAGCATCCACACCGATTGCCTGCTTGTCCGGCAGAAGCCCTGCGTCACGAACTTCGCAGATGATGTCTGCTACCTGCAAGACATCATCGCCAGGCCGATCAACGATGGTCAGATCGCCATCCGACTCAAAGCCAAGCAGGTTTGAGACAATGTCTTTGCGGCGGTCTAGCGCTATTTTGTGAGCCCAAGCATGGGACCAGTGCAGCCATCGCCGCGTGTCTCGCTCTCGGCCGATTAAGCAGAGCCCCAACAGGTCATCAAGGCCACCACCGTCAATGCCGATCACGACAACCTCGGAGCGCCGTAATAGCTCGTCGAAGGTTAACGACTTGTCGGCAGCGGCTTCCCAGTGATCAGCACCAGCCCAGCGATCAGAGCGAAGGTCCAGCCCGATCTCTACGTTCAGGTGCTTTGCGAGAAACCCGCGAATTGCCCCTTCGCCTTCCGCTTGGGCCTCTTGGTACTTCTGCTCAATGACCTGCTGATCGACAGAAAGCCCCCAATTTGGATTGGTGACGTGGGCGTTTGCCAAGTCACGGTGCTCGCCCCTCTTGATCATTTCTTGCGGGAACTCGTAAATCACCGGAAGAAATCGATGGTCCTTAATTTTCCCGTCGCGGACGTTTCTCGCGTAGTCGAGTTTCGCCTTGAACACTCCTGCGGGAGGCTCGTCGGATTGGGTGGTGCAGTAAAATATGAAGCCTTCAGGCCTTGAAGCGAGTCCACCCGTTGCCTCCACGAGCATTTTCGCCGACTTGGCCTGCTTGCCAAACTCCCAAAGCTCGTCGATGAATACACCGGTAGCTTTTTTGCCGGTTACCGTCGCAGAGTCTGCTGCGACAACCTTCAAGCTCGCCTTGTTCAGGTGGTCAGTAATGATCCTGTTGTATTCCTGCACATGGAATCTCGCCTTTAGATCATCGTCGGCGTCGATCATGTCTCTGATCGGTTTGAAGGCGTTGTCGGCAGCTTCCTTTGTGGGTGCCAGAATCAGGAACTCACCGGACGGACGAGTATTCAAAATCAATGCGGTTAGCATGATTCCTGCTGCGATTGTGCTTTTTCCGTTCTTCTTGCTTACCATCAGAAAGTAATTGGTGATCAGCCGGCGGCCGGCCTCTTCGTCGTACGCTCCGAATAGCGCGGCAACCAAGTCAAGCACCCACGCCCGGCAGGTATCTGCCATCAAAGGGCTGCCATCCGCGTCGATCATTCGAAGATTACCGAATACGTCCAGCGCATCCTCTGCCTGCTCGGGAAAGATTGGCGCGAGCGGGACCAACGACTGACCGTGCACGATGCGGTCCTCCCACTCTGGGCAGGCGGTGGTCCATGTTTTCATTTAACGGCCTTCAGATGACGTTCGCGCAAACCAAAACGGCCGCCCGCTCCAACCTTCGCAGCATCCTCGAGCTTCTGCTCTTTTTTGCCCATGCCAGATTTTTTGCCGTGAAAATACGGTAGTGCCGACTGAGCCGCGTTGCGCCGGTCGAAGATTTTTGCCTTTGGTTCGTTCATCAGAGCCAGCAGCCACACGAGAGGGTCATCCGTATTTGGCAGCTCGGCTAGTTCCTCTCCATCCCCGTCTGACGGGTCATTGCCGAGGTCGGTTGCGGGAGGCGAGCTTTTAACATTCTGGCCAGCCTTTAACTTATCTAGGGCCGCAACAATATCAGGGTCTTTCGCAAGTCTTGATCCTGCAGCCGAAGCGCTTGCAGCCGCGTAACCAGCGGCCTCCGCCGCTTCGCGATTCGAGGAGCCAGAGGCCTTTGATTCGACAAAACGGCGCTTTTTATTTGTTAACGCCATTAACAAAAACCTTAAAAAAGGGGAAAAAAATCACGCGTGCGGTAGGGGGTGGTGTCCGAGACAAAAGGATGTGAACTCTCGACCCACCCCTCCCCCTCAGTAGCACGTCAACTCCCTGATGAGGCACGCCACTGACGTGTATCAGCCTCGATGTGCAGACGATTCGCGCGCCGTCTTGGCCTTGTGGCAAGGGATGCAGATTGCCTGGAGGTTGCCATCGTCATCGGTGCCGCCTTGGGCGACGTTGATGATGTGGTCGACCTCAAGGTCTTTAGTGGTCAGCCCACACACCCGGCAGGTGTAGTTATCACGGATCAGGATCGACTCGCGCTTGCGGCGCCATGGTCGACCACCGCGACCTGCACCCCACGTGTCTCCGCTCGAACCGTCAGTAAGAGCTTGAGTCTTACGGCTATCCACGGGTGTGAGCCTCGACTTGAGGCTGGCTATCTTGGCCATCAGGTCACCTTTCGCCCATCCATGTAGGTCATCGGCGGCGCGTCAGGGTCTTGCTCGTCCTGCTCATCAGCCAACACCTCGATCATCAGGATCTGCTGCTTGGCTATTTGCTCGAGCAGCGCCGTCTGCTTCTTCTGCTCATCAAGCAAGCCCTGAATATTTGGCTGCAACTGAGCAGTCGCGCCACCCTCAAGTGCAAGCACCTGAACACCCAGTCGATCAGCGAAGGGCGTCAGGCTGTCCGCCATCCTTTTCCGCTGCTCCAGCGTCAGGTGATGCGGGCTCGTCACTACCAGCAGGTCTCCCTTCTTTGGGCTCATCTTCTGGATCTGGTCTGAATAGTTGTTGTGCTCGCTCATATGCCAGCTTCCTCATCTTGTTGAGCCATTCGCGCCGGGCGCGCATCCAGTACAGGCCATCAGTTGATTGCCTCTACCGTGACGCGCCCTCGCAGACGCCTGGTATAGAGTTCCTGGCCTCCGGGCTTCTTGAGCCGAAAGGGCTTTGGTGAGTTAGACCGCGATGCCTTGCTCGGTATCGCACCAGATGACACGCTCGATCTCGTTTCCATTCACGTAGACACGGCGCTTGCCACGGCCGTCGCCGAAGTGGTGAAAGCTTTCTGTTCTGGACATCACCAACCTCCCGCCATCTTGGCGCCTACCGCTACACCAACTACGAACACCAGCACCACCAGCATTGAGCCGGCGCTTGGGATGATCGATGCAGATAATGGTGTGCGCATCGGCGGCGACGGCGGTGCTGGATTGCTGGCCACGCAGCGCTCGCAGATGCCGCATGCAGTACCAAGCTCGTGCGCGCCCTTGCAGACTGGATTGATGTATCCGGTGCTCATGGACAGCCCTCATGATTGCGCGCCACGATTTGGCGCATTCGAAAACGTGGCGCGGATTACTTGCTCTGACTGCGGACGATCTGCGCATCCACCTGGTCTGCGCAGGTGTCCAGCAGCTTGATAGCCTTGTCCTTCAGCTCCCACACGTCACCATTGAGGCGCAGGTCGGCGTCATCCTGGTCGACACGCTCGCAGGGAATCAGCTCAGGGGCTTCTATTCGCACGGCCTGAGTCTTTGTTACTAACACCGGCTTTGCCGCGCAGGCCGTCAGGCAGAGGCTGAGCAGCCCAATCACGAACAGGCTTGCTGTTGCGCTTGAGTTCTTCAAAGTCTTTCCTCGCCTTCTCGGCTTTCTTCTCGCTGGCCTTGATTCGATTGGCCAGGTCGGATGTGTACGCGGCGTTGCGCACGGCTTCGGCCCGCAGGGTGGTGATGGTGGCCTGGCTCTCGGTGTTGGCCTTGATGGCTTCCACCTTCGCCTGGGTCTCAACGAGCTTTTCGTCTCGCAGATCCTCGACACGCATCTGCTGGATGCCGACGAGCAGAAGCCCGACCAGGGCGATGATGATTGCTGCCGCGAAGGCCTTCATGCTGAATCCGCCTTTCTGCCCAAGAACCTGATGATCAAGTCACGGATGGCTGTAACACCGATGAAGCCAATGGCGCCGCCGGCGGCGACTGAAAGACTTGGAGGCCACTCCATCCACTCGATGATGCTACTGGCCGAGAGGCTCAATGCTCCACAGAGCAGCGCCTCGAACAATGTGCGCCAGTAGTTCGGCTCTTTGGCGTCGTACAGCACGCGCAACAGCGTGATGGTGAAGGCCATGATTGCGCCCTGCCACAGTGGATTGGAGAGGACCAACCAGACCTGGGCCCAGAAGTCGGGGTTTTTCTCAGGCATGTTCGAGGACATCCGGCAGTCCTCCCTTTGGGGGAGCGTGATAGATCCGGCCCCAGCAGCACTCCCAGCTCAGAGCAATGGGTGTGGTGGGGCCGAAAACGAAAAGGCCTCGATCAATGTCGAGGCCTGTGATTAGCGCTTTCGCCAGAGCAGCCCGCCCGGACGCAGCTCGAAGCTGATGACTTCTTTGATCTTTTCGGAAACGGTGCCGTCCGGCCGACTGAGCTGATAAATCTGGTTTTTCAAGTACGCGGCGACCCCTTCGTCAATAAGTGCTTGGTTCATATAGACGGTCTCGCCCATGACGACGAATGGCGGCAAATCCTCAGGCTTAGCCAGGTTGTCAACTCGTAAACGAGTGACGCCGTCATGCACTACCGTCAGCACTCCGTTGGACAAACAGATGCGCGTGCCGGCTACCTTCGCTTTTTCGCTGCGCACCTTGGCTTCCTCAGCAGTTTCGCGGCGTTCGTAGGTCAGCGTGGTGCGCATGTCCGAGCCGTCACAGTCGGACGATAGGTCTTCAGTAGTGAACTCGGCTGATTCTCGGCACTCGCTCGGGATTTTTGCCAGTTCGGCGCCGATGAATGCATATCGCCCGAACGCGTTGGCCGGCAGATCGCTTTCCGGCCAGGTGCCAGCCGTGACACTGATCAACTGCGGATCACTCGGCAAGCTGCCGACTTGGATTTTCGCGCTGTTGATCTCGAATTCGCCGGTGGATTGGTTAATCATCCAGCCGGAAAGGCCTTGCACCCAGTCGTTGCTCTGGAGCTGGCTAGCTAGAACAGCTTCCAGCGAACCGACACGCTTGGCCAGCCCCTCGTCGGCAACTGCACGCGCCAATGACTCGGTTTGAATTTGAACCGTGTTGGCCTGTACTTGGTCGGCCAATGCTTTGATTTGAGGATCTACCATTACCGTACTCCAGATGCAAAAAAGCCCCGGCGAATGCCGAGGCTTGGAAACTGGAGCGGATACAGGGAATCGAACCCTGATCGAAAGCTTGGAAGGCTGTCTAGCGACCTGCGCTACCCGCGAATGCGTGTCTTCCCACGCTGCCCGCCATCACCACCCAGCATCTACTGGAGCACAAGGGTTTAATGGCTGCCGGTGTTCTTTCGTAACGCGTGACTACCGGCGATACCGCGTCCAGGCCCGCCCGAAGGCCCACCCCTGGCTGTGGCTCTCGCAACGAAATCGAAAAAAAGGCCTGCCGAAGGCAAGCCCAATTGAATCTGGCATATCTATTTCATTAACTGCTCAATCAGATCGTGACCCGCCCAGGTCAGCTGCACTGACGCCGGGTCGATACCTGTTTTCGCTTTCTTGCTTAGGTATCCAGCATCAACCAAGAGACCTAAGTGGTAAACCATCTCGATGGTCCATGCCTCATGGCGGCCTGGCAGCGCTGCCCTAAGGTGCGTGAGATCCATCCCGTCCGTATCAGCGTTCTCTTGAACAACCTGAAGCATCCTCAGGGCCAACTCTTTGTCGCGCTTCATACGGGAATCTCCAGTGATTATCGAATCACTGCTATACCGCAGTCTCGCTGGGTAAACAACGAGCATAAAAAAGCCCGACGCAATGGCCGGGCTTCTAATATGGTGTCGCGCTTGAAAAGCTAAACACGGTGCCATGAAAACAGGTCTTTATCCGTACGGAAAGACTTTTTTACGCTGCATCGGAAGAACGATCCATTGCTCCATTAATCCACGCCACGCCAGCCTTGATCAGCTCCCACGCTTTACGCTCAGACATGCCGTTTTCTCTCGCTATGCGATTGGCTGGCCACTTCGCCCCAAAGTAAAACCAAACGAAGTCCCCCATCTGCTGATCTCGCTTGGTAAGCCTGGCAAGAGTGCCGTCCACGATCAGCGCGACATCGTCAGTGATGACGTAGGTTTGAGTAGTGGGCTGCGGATTGAACTGGTCCATAACCGCCGCGATTTGAGAGACGTACCGAGGAACACCCATCCCCGCCATCCGCCAAGAGCCCCACTGTTCCAGCAGCCACTCGGTATCACCCAGAGGTTTATCAACGTACGTACGCTTCTTCATGCAGCTTTCCTCGGATCTGGGTCACTCAGGCCAAACAGGTCGCGCAGCAACCGGTCGGCGGGTTTGTTCTTCGCATTGCCCTCAATCAGCCATCGCTGCCCGAAGTCGTGGAACCCGATCTGAGCCCGGCTGCCATGCCAGCTCGCAACCATATCCAGCAGGTAAGCCAGAGCGCTCGGCCCGCCGACCTTGACTTTGGCCAGCTCCTCACCAGCGATCTTCAGAAAGCGCCGTTCCAAGTCGCTCATGCTCTTGCGCGGCAATGCCGCCGTGACGTTACTCATTTGAGGCACTCCCGAGGCTTTTACAAACCTCCATAATCACAATTTGTGGACGCGAGGCGCGGGCCTCGCAAGCCGCGGGCTGTAGCTGAATACGCGAAAATTGGAATCTAACGCCTGTCTGTTGCGCGCCAGTACCCCGGATAACCCGGTCTAACCCCTTGAGCAGATTCATCCTTTCCACCTCTGCACGACGATGTACCTACCGCCATCAAGTTCGCCGCGGGCCTTTGCCGATACAGCGGCAAGCCAAGACTGATATGCATCTTCTGCCGTATGGCCAACCCCGACCCATGGGTGCGCCGGAGACTGGCACCAGAACGCGCCGTCCTTGCGGTGAAGCCTTGGGCGTAACGGTCGACCGGTGAATCCAATCTTGCGGTGTCCAAGCCACTCGGCCACCGCCGGCCAGATAATTTCCTGTTCAGGTTTGGGGAAGTCGGTCTTTCCGTTGTTCGGGTGTACCTCGGCCAGACCATAATCCTGATTGGCCACCCACAACTTGAAACCGCTGGGAATGTGAATCAGGTCATAGCCCTTGCGCGCCCAGCCCCAATCTTCGGGAAAATCCCGAATCGACGCCGCGATGCGCCAGGCTTCAGCGTACTCAGGTTTCGGGACGACCACCGAAACCAATGGGAGAACGCAAGGCCTTCCAGCCTCAACCTCAGCCTGCAAAGCGCCCAGCGCTTCACCGGCAACGAAATCTGCTGGGGCGGCGTTACGCCTGCGAAAAATTTTTGCCAAATTTGAGATTTTCATTTACCGCCCCTTCCCTTGTACTGATCGGCGAAGGGGCGGTTGATCTCCACCTCTTCCTGGGTGGGCTCACGGCCCGCAAAGTCGACGAATCGGGCGAATCTGCCCTGCTGTTGCACAACGCACGACCCAACAGGCGCGTGCCTGCACTTGGGCATGATCAGTTCAGTGGCGCCGTTCTGGCCCTGCTCGTCGTCCATGTCGCGGTGAACCAGGATGATGCAGTGGGCATCCGCCTCGATCTGTCCGGAGTCACGCAGGTCGGAGGCGATCGGCTTCTTGCCTGGGCGCTTGGTTGAGTCGCGGTTGAGCTGGGCCAACAAGATCACCGGCACTTCCAGTTCCTTGGCGATATTCACAATGCCGGTCGATATTTTTCCGAGTTCGGCCGTGCGGTTGAACGCCTTGCCGTCGGAGCCAATCAGGCCGATGTAGTCGATGACCACCACGTCGAGGCCGTGCTTGCGCTTAACCTGTCGGCAGATGCTGCGTATGCGCGCGACGGTGAGCCCAGACTTATCACTTACATACAGCGGCCTGCCGTTGATCTTGTTGACGGCGGAGGTGAGGCGCGGCCAGTCGTCGTCTTCAAGCTTCCCGCTGTCCAGCACCTTTAGGTCAACAGAGCCCAGCGAAGCCAATGCCCTATTCGCCAGTTCTTCCTCAGGCATTTCCAGCGAGAACACCATCCCGACGCCGTAACCGCCGCATGCAATGTGCTGAGCAATTTGCAGGCCGAGGGTTGTTTTACCGCTGCCCGGCAGGCCTGCAACGATGGTTACCGTCTTCTTGCGCAGACCTCGGATCATCTCGTCCAGCTTGGTTAGCCCAGTCGAAAGGCCGGTTGGCACATCCCCGTTGTACTTCAAGTCGATAATATCGATGTTTCGCGTGATCACCTCGTCCATGCGCTTGTAATCCGGCTCACCGGTATCCAGGTCGCGAAGGTCGGCCATGGCCTGCTGGGCGCTGGCGATGATTTCAGCCACCGGCCTGTTATCGTTGGCCGAGTCGCGCACTGCGTCAGCAGCATCCACCAAGCGCCGAAGCACTGCCCTCTCTGCCACGGTTCGGGCGTACGCCTTCCAGTTGGCGGTGCTGGGTGTGTTCTTCGCCAGTTCCGCGGCATAAGCGATGGTTGTACCGCCACTCGGCAACACCGGCTTGAAGTCATGGAGGGTGACGGGGTCTACCGGGGCTCCGGTGGCGTGCAAGTCGATCATCACTTGGAACAGCGCCGCATTTTCCGGATCGTGGAAGTCAGCTGTGGTAACGCTGGCCGTGATCGAGTCGAACAGTTCGCCATCCAGCATCAGGGCGCCGAGTAGCGCGTGTTCGGCTTCGTCGCTGTACAACTCGCGATAGTCGTTCATATGCGCCCCCTTGCCGATTCCCAGGTGAAGCCGACCAGCAGCGCCTTGTTCTCGCGCAGCCGGTCAAGGGCGCGCTCGCCGATGTACTGGCTCAAGCCTTGGGCGTTGAGGTTCGATACCACAACCGTAGGGCGGATCAGGTTGTACCGGCGATCCAGCACCTCATGCAGGACAGACAGCTCGTAGTGAGTACCTGCCTGGGCACCGACCTCGTCGATCACCAGTAGGTCGAAACTCGCCAGTTCGTTGATCACGTCGCCCTCGGTGAATCCGGCGTCTCGCGCCATCGAGCGCTTGAACACCCGAATTATCTCGGCAGCGGTGGTGATCACCGCCACAGCCCGGTGGTGGCGAATGATGTGCTGGACGATACCGCTGGCCAGATGCGTCTTACCGTTGCCGACGTTGCCACACAGCAGCAGGTTGCGGCCTGCCTGAAAGTGCTCTCCGAAATTTTCGGCGTAGGCCTGACACTGAAAACGGGCCTGGGTCATCGCTGGAGTGGTACCGCGATAAGTCGCCAATGTGCTTTCGGCAAACCGAGGCGTGATGCCTGAGCCTATAAGCGCGCTGTTGATGCTTTCGGCTTTTAGGTTGGCCAGTGCCTTCGAATGTTCGTCGCTACCCCGTGACGCTACGCGGAGGCCGTGGAACTGGCACTGCTTGCATGGGCGGACAGCCATCGAACCATCGAACTGCTCGACCTCGGAGCGATCCACCGCGCCGTGCACCGGGCACTCGCCGGCGAAGGTGCGCTGCTCAGGCTGGCGGCGGAAATTAGAACGCTGGGCCATTGGGCTCCTCCTGTTGCGAATACATGTCTTCGGTGTGCACCGGTAACCCAGTGAATGCCGAGGGCTTGCCGTTCTTGGCGCCAGCACCTGGCAGCACTGAATCCGGGTAAATGTCCGACCAGCTGCTGGTGGTGGACTTATCAAGTACTGCATCGGGTTCCGGGTGGTTAGCCAGCTTCTTGGCGATCAGCTCGCAAGCACGCAAGGTCAGCGGCGCACGCTTGGCCTTTCGCATTTCACAGAAGTCGGCCCACGCTTGTTCGGATGCATTGGCAGGTTTGGCTGTCAGAGGATCGAACTTCTGAGCCTTACCCTTCCCTCCCTTCTCAGGTGCCTTGGCGCCTTCTTTTTGGTTAAGGATGGTTAATGGGTGGTTAATGGGTGGATTGGGTGCACCCGGTGCATCCCGTTCTGTCGTGGCGTGCACCCCGTTCTGTTCTGGCGTGCACCCCGTTGCGTCGTCGGGTGCACCCCGTTCAGAGCGGGGTGCATCCTGTGCACCCCGTGAAAGGTCGATGTCGTAGCACACCGGCACGCGATCACGCTGGGTGATATAGGCAGCAGCGACCGCCTGATTTCCGCGCTTGATAAGCCCGATTGATTCAAGCTCTCGAAGGCGATATTGAACGGTGCGCGGCGCCAAGCCCGTGTCAAGCGCAAGACTAGAAACGGCAGGGAATGCAGCACGGCCGGACTGGTCTGCATAGTTGGCCAGACACAGTAGGACGTGCCGGGTGTGTGAGTCGGTAACAACCTGCTGGGTTAGAGCCCAGGACATAGCTTGAACACTCATATGTCCAGCTCCCGCGTTACTCGGGCAATGAACGCGTCATAGGTCTCAGTCATGACAACGCCACGGTCCTCCAGGGCGCCGCGTGATGCCTTCGCCATGGCGTAGACCTCCCATCTGTCGCGCTCAGCCAGGCCGCGGCAGTTGGAATAGTTCGGCCAGGGGCCGGCGACCACATCGGCGGTGCTGGCGGTAACTACCGGGATTCCGGTAGGTGATTCAATGGGCTGGGTCATTGCAGGGTCTCCCCTGCCGGACGCACGCCAGCGCGCGCGGCTTCCTCAGGGCCGGCAGCCAGCCTCAATACCAGAACACGAAGAGCCATATTCGCGTTGGCGATTGACGCAGACAGATTCCAGGCAGTCTCCGCGTCAAGGCGCAAATCCTGCGTGTGAGACAGCTCATCGTATGCGTCATCTGTAAGGTTGAAGCCCATCGCGACCAAGGTGAAGTTGTCGAACTGCTCGAAGTAAGCCTGATCGTGGTGAGCTTGACGCTTGGCTTTAGGTTGAGATTTCATGCCTCACCCTCATCGTTCGGAATGCCGTACTTCACGCGCAAGCGGCGGGTTTGCTCAGTCTGGATTTCACGCGGCTCTACACCGATGATTCGGCGAGCCAATACCCGAGCGCATATCTGCGCCTCAAGCGCGCTCCCGAACGCTTCCTGCTGATTGAAGTGCCAGTTGTCGCGAGACTCTTGATCATCCGGGCAACCGATCATCTCAACCGCGCTGTCGAGCAGCTCCCAAATGCGATAGGCGAGTTGTTCGTTCGTGAGAAGGCTCATGGTTTCATCGTTGATGTGCACGGTCGCTTGAGGCCGTGGGAAGTTGAGCACGTTGTTCATTGAGGCACCTTCTGGACCAGGCGGAACCGGCCCTCAAAATATGGGTGGGTCGCCTGGGTGGCGGTGACCATCGTGGATTCGGATACGAAGCGGTGGAATGCGGCCGTAACGTGGCTCTTGGACCAGACCAGGTACTGAGAGCCCAGCGCTTCCTCGTGGCCATTGCGCACCATGCCGGCGGGATTGGGCTGGTTTGGCCACACCTTCAGCACGTAGTCCACGACAGCACCAGACAAGCCGTGGCGTTTGAGCATCGCTTCCTTGATGCGGGTCAACGACTGGCAATTCTGTGGGCAGTGGTCCCACACGGTTGTCTGGCTCAAGTCCTCGACGCGGCGCTCGATTCTCTCCAGCGCCACCTGCTGCTCGGCCTGTTGAAGCTCGACGTTGATCACCGCCTGGGCCTGAGCCAACAACTGCTCACCGGGCGTCATCGGCCGCTGGTAGCTGCCGGTCTTGCGGATCGTCGGTAAAACCTCATCAAACACCCAGGATTCGAACTCCTGCGCGGCCGGCAGTGAACTGTTGACGATCAGGCGCAAAGTGTCGCCTTCGGCAAGAACACGTAAATCCTGCATACCACCCGGTGTTTGAAGGGGGTAGCGTTTCACTACCCCCTTGCAGTGACGGCCCATTGCATCGCTAGGATTGGCGTAGCCAAGCAGGTCGCACACATCCCTGCCCACAAACCAGGGCACTCCGTGTTCGTCGGTGATGACGCGAATCGCCGCGCCGCGAAAGTCAAAGGGGGTCAGGTTCATTGATCACCACCAGTTTCCCGCGCCACGATTTCCGATTGCGTGTTTTGTGGCGCAGATTCGCCGAGGTGCTTGAATTCGTCGATGGCGCTATAAACTCCGCCGAAGCCGGTGTCGCTGAAGTACTTCGCCACCTCAAACAAGGTGCCAATTCCTTCTCCGCCGTTGTGCAGGTGGTCCAGGTGGATGGCCTTGATAAGTGCGTGCTGCCACTCGAGCACGTCCTTGGCTGCACAAAGCTGAAACTCCGCTTCTTGCGAAGCCTCTTGCATGGTTGGTAGTGGCCCGTTCATTTGGCGGCTCCCTGGTGAGGGATGTTCTGCAGCTTGTAAGCGGCTGCAGCGCCGGCCTCGGCCATGGTCATCGATAAATAAGCTAACGAATTGATAAGCCAGCCGGCGCTCAAAGCGAGTTCATCGGACAGTTCACCGTGATTCGCTGCATGCGCGATGAGCTCACCTATGGCCGCTACACCGTGCAGCGTGCTGATTTGGAAGTTGTCGTTGGCGTTCTCAACGCACTTGAGCTGCTCAACCTGCTCAGGATTGAGTTTTGCCCCCTTGGCTGATTGAGCCGGGAAGATCTTTTCGACATCGACTAGCAGCTGGTTCCACATTGGAGGCTTCATTGGGCCTCCTCCGCTTCGTACGCAGCCTTGAGCCCGCGCTCTGCCGAACGAGTGAGTGCTGATACAACATCGCCGATGAAACCGAGGGTGCGTACTTCGGAAAGGTAAGCGAGCTCGCCATCGTTGATCGCGTACGCAAGCCGGCTGCATAGCTGGCTGATGCCGTCCGAGAGATCGGATGCAAGCGAGAGCGCTTCGATCAAGTTTGCGTCCGAGTTGATGCTGAAAAGATCGGTGTACTCCTCCCCAAAAGTGCAAGGCTTGAGCTTCGGTAGTTGCGCCTTTGATGGCGTAGTGGTATTTTTTGGGTGCATGAACTCGTCCTCTAGACGAAGAAGTTTTTAAAGTTGCTTGCTCGACACAAGCGATTGGTTTACGAAGGCCAGCCTCGACAGCTGGCCTTTTTGTTGCCCGATATTTAGCCGGACAGCAAAAACAGGGATGGTTCGTGGTGGCTCAAGCCGGGTTCCTTTTCATTGGGCAGGCAAAAGCCAACCATTGGAAGTCGCTGACCAGGCCCGGCTGAGGGCCTTCCTTTTGCACTTCAAGTGTGCAGTCCCGGAAGATACCCATTAAGCGAGGGCCTCAGGAGGGGCGAGTTTGCTGGTGCGCTGGATACTGGATGGATTCACAGCACCATCAGAGGTCTGACCCGGCGGTGAGATCTGGCGTAGATTTGTGTTCAAGGTAGGCGAGGCTTCCGGGTACAGATCGGGCCTCAGCTGATGACGGGAAACTCCAGTTACAGCTTCGATTTTTAGGACGTGTTTAGCCGGGACGCTGCCGGTCGAGCACATCCATTGAACGTTTTGGGGGGTGCAGCCAAGCTCTTTGGCCAGGGCTGTCTGGCTCCCCGCCGCCTTCGCTGCCGCCGTCATTGCATGAATACTCATTTGTTGTCCCTGCGGACTTATGACATTGCTGCAAAGGCTACAACTGCAATTTCATTTTTACAAACGTTATTTGCAGTGATCGCTACAAAGTCAACTTGTATTCTGAGCACATGAGCATACCTATGACAGCTTCGATCATTACCCAGGCCCGCGAAAACCAAGGCCTCAATCAGTCCGAGCTCGCCAGAAAACTTGGGGTTACACCTCAGGCTGTTCAGGCATGGGAGTCGGGGAGATCGATGCCGCGCCCAAAAAAGCTTGTGGAAATAGCAAAAGTCCTCCACATACCCTCCCATCAGCTTCTGACAGCAAGCGGCCTACTTAGCGGCCCCTTTCCTGAAGTATTGAAAATGCTTGGTTTAGACCCAGGCGCTGGCGAAGCCGTTATGCAAGGGGATATTTCCGTTTGGGATGAGGAAACCCCGCTTGAACCGGATGAGGTATTTGTACCTTTGCTGCGAGAGGTGGAGCTATCGGCCGGCTCTGGAAGGTTCGCCATTGAAGAGAGCAGCGCCTCCAGCCTGCGTTTTTTTAAAAAAGATCTTCGCCAGAACAATGTTCAGTTTAACAATGCGAAGTGCGTGATGGTGAGCGGAAACTCAATGTTTCCGGTACTTAGAGATGGCGCAACGGTTGGTGTTAACGTTGGCAAAACCTCAATCAGCGACATTGTGGATGGCGAAATGTACGCGCTTAACCATAACGGCCAACTCCGCATAAAGCAGGTCTACAGGCTGCCTAACGGCATTCGATTGAGAAGCTTCAATCGTGACGACCATCCGGACGAAGACTACTCATTCCAGGATGTGCAGGACGAACAAATCAGCATAATCGGGCACGTTTTTTGGTGGGGTATGTTCTCTCGCTGATTGTGCTCAGCCGCTCAAGGGCGGCTTTATTCTGCCACTAATTACAAATTACGTTTGCAATTACAAATAACTGATTGTAGATTTCACTCCATCGCAACCCGCATGGAGCTACCAGAATGACCGCAACCACCATCAACTTCGCAGGCTTCACCGGCTTCTTAGGCCGAGGGGCAGCTCCGCGCGAGCTTCAGTGCTTGATGGCGGTGGCGTCTGGTCAAACCTCGAAAGAAGCTGCCCGCAATCTGGGCGTTTCGCCGGATACCGTCGATAAGCGACTTCTCGCCCTAACAACAAAACTTGGCGTCACTCGTCGAGCAGCCTTGGTTGCAAAGGCGTTTGCACTCGGCCTGATCCAAGCAGCAGGCGGCATCGCTCCGAATCCTGGACCTCAGCGCCAGGAAGAAAGCGAACAGTTCCAAGGCACGTTTATCGCCTAACCCAGACCTTATTTTTGCGAAAGCCAACAACGCGGCGGGCCTTCGTTCGCCCTGGAGAAAGTGAATGTCACGTAAACCGATCACCCCGTTCCAGCTGTTCAAGGTACTGATGTCGATCCTGATCTACATCACCGCCTCCGCAGCCTGGCTTTTCTTCGCAGCGCGCGACCTGATCAGCAGCAGCTCCGACTTCGATGTCGTCGCTGGTTTTTTCGGCACCGCCGTTTGGCTGATAGCCACTGCCTGCTTGTACCTGCTCATCACCACACCAAAACCCGGCCAACCGGCCGACAACACGGAGAAAGACCAATGAAGCGGATTGCCGCCATTGCAATGCTGTGCCTGCTCGCTATCACGGCGGGCTGCTCGAAGGTGCCCGCGGGCTATACGGGCGTCATCGTCAACTTGATGGGTAGCGACAAAGGGGTGGCGCCAGCCGAAGCCAGCGTCGGCTACAAGTGGCTCACGCCGAACGAGGAACTGTTCCTGTTCCCGACGTTCGCCCAGAACTTCAACCTGCAGCAGGTCAAGTTCCAGGACCGCGACGGCATGACGATCAGTGCCCCGATCGGTATTACGCTGCGGGCGAAGGCCGGGGCAGCGCCCTTGCTGTTCCAGACGTATCGCAAGTCGATGGACGAAATCATCCAAGTGAACGTGCCGCAGGTGGTCCGCAACGCCTTCAATAACGCCGGTTCTAAGGTGAAGGCGTCCGAGGTATACGGGCCGGGCAAGGAAGCCTTCCTGAAAGCTATTGAGGCCCAGGTGCAACAGCACTTCGACAGCAAGGGCATCGTGGTTGAGTCGCTCTATCTGAATGGCGAGATCGTGCTGCCACCGCAGGTAGTTGAGGCGCTGAACAACAGCATCACCGCCACGCAGAAGGCACAGCAACGCGAGAACGAGCTGCGCCAGACCGAAGCCGAAGCGGCCAAGGTGCGCGCCGCCGCACAAGGCGACAAGGACGCAGCAATCCTCAAGGCCCAAGGCGAAGCTGAGTCGTTGAACATCCGAGGCGAGGCGCTGCGCAAGAACCCAGGCGTGGTTGAGCTCAACGCAATCGAAAAGTGGGACGGGAAGCTGCCGGTGTACATGACCAGTGGCGCAGCCACCCCATTTATCGGTATCGGCAAGTAACTCAACCGGAAAGGCGGATGGCTCAGATTTGAGCCATCCGCCAGGAGAACCTTATGAGCCATAAAAATTACGATTCCAGAACCGCCGACAAATTTGTGGTTCGCCTGCCGGACGGCCTGCGCGCCGCAATTGAAGCCGCTGCCAACGCTGACGACCGCAGCATGAACAGCGTTTTCGTCAAAGCAGCTCGGCAGTACCTGGATGGGCAGAAACGCCAGCAGGTTCTGCTCGACGTGCTGGCCAACACAGTTACTACCCCGCGCCAAGACGGTTTGCTCGGCCTCAAAAACGGCTCTGTAATCACCGGTACTTCGATAGTTACCGAATCGATGCACATCGACGAACGCGTGCGAATGGCGGCGAACGCCAAGCGTTACGAGTGGCTGCGCGATCTCGGCCGGGTGGATGATGCAGAAGACACTGTGGTTGCCGGACGGGGTATTCATTGCTTCTACGGCGAAGACCTCGACCGGGAGATCGATGACGCAATGCGTTTGGCGCGCCTGCAGGAGTTGCACCCATGCGCCGAATAATTGCCATCGCCCTTGCATTGATCGTTGGCCAGGCCACCGCCAGCGAACAACTGATAGACGTTCAACACGACAGCACGCGCGGCGTTACCTGCTGGATCTTGAACAACACCGGCATCAGCTGCTTGCCGGACAGTTCGCTCTTACAGGTGCCCACCAGCAGCACCACCGACGAAAGCCAGGCGGCACGGGCTTCTCTGGCAACTTCCATGTGCCAAAACGAGCAATTGAACACCGCCCCACGCCCACAGCAAAAAGGGTTCCAGCTGTGAGTCGCCGCAACGGGCCGGTGGGCCAACGTTTGATCGAACTGTTCAACGCCCTGCAGCGCCGGGAAACCACCTTTGGCCAGATCTACGCAATGTCGGCTTCGTGCGGTGTCGACGCGCGCCGGGTGCTGGCTGAGCACTTCCGCGGGAGTTCAAGCAATGGGTAAGGGAAATGTCGCGACACGGTTCGCCAACAACGAAAACGTGTCGCGACACGCGAAGCGGTGAAGGTATGCGCTATGTGACCGTCAGGAAATTTGCCAGCGAGTCTGGCTATACAGAAGACGCGATCCGCTCAAAGATCCGTGACGGGATCTGGCGGCTCGGTGAGATATGGATCAAGGCGCCGGATGGCCGGACGCTTCTCGATGTAGAGGGATATGAATCATGGGTAGAGGCGGGAGGGGAGTTCGGGCAGTCTCCGATACGAGTATCGAAATCACGTTCATGTATCGGGGCATCAGGTGCCGCGAGCGGATCACGCTCAAGCCCACCGCCACTAACCTGAAGAAGGCTGAGCAGCACAAGGCGGCGATCGAGCACGCTATATCGATCGGCACCTTCGACTATTCGGTGACCTTTCCGGGATCGGCCCGGGCGGCAAAGTTTGCGCCAGAGTCATCCCGAGAGACGGTCAACGGTTACTTGACCAGGTGGCTGGCTTCGAAGGAAAAGCACGTCGCCAGCAGTACCTTCGACGGTTACCGGAAGCTGGTCACGTTTCGCCTGATCCCGGCCCTGGGCGACACTATGCTGGCCGATCTGAGACGGAAGGCAGTGCGCGATTGGCTCGACACCCTAGAGGTGAGCAATAAGACGCTCAGCAATATCCAGAGCTGCCTGCGCTCCGCGCTGGACGATGCCGCCGAAGAGGAGCTTATAGATCAGAACCCGCTGGCTGGCTGGACCTACTCGCGCAAAGCTGCGCCGCCGAAAGAGGATGACGTCGACCCCTTCAGCCTCGCGGAGCAGCAGGCTGTGCTGAGTGCCCTCTCCGGTCAGGCCCGGAACATGATGCAGTTCGCTCTCTGGACCGGCCTGCGCACCAGCGAGCTCGTTGCGCTGGACTGGGGCGATATTGATTGGCTGCGTGAAGAGGTCATGGTGAGTCGCGCTATGACCCAGGCCAGCAAGGGAACGGCGGAGACCACAAAAACCGCCGCAGGGCGCAGAAGCGTGAAGCTGCTCCGACCGGCGATGGAAGCGTTGAAGGCGCAAAAGGCGCACACATTCCTCGCAGATGCCGAGGTGTTTCAGAACCCGCGCACGCTTGAACGCTGGGCGGGTGACGGCCCGATCCGCAAGACGATGTGGGTGCCGGCGATGAAGAAGGCTGGCGTCAGATATCGCCGCCCGTATCAGACCAGACATACCTATGCATCGATGATGCTATCTGCTGGCGAGCATCCTATGTGGGTAGCGAAGCAAATGGGCCATACGGATTGGACAATGATCGCTCGGGTATACGGCCGTTGGATGTCGAACGATGAGGCGTCTATGGGCTCAAAAGCCGTACTGCACTGGGCAAATGATCAAGAGCCTGACACTGAATTGCGAATCGAGAAACAAAATGCCATCATCGTTCGATAATCGCGAAAATCCAGGGAAGGCAAACATGGCTTGGGTAACACCTCAATACAGTAAAGAGCGCGTAAAGCGTGCTGGAATGATGCTGTTTAATGATGATGCAACAGATGAAGAATTTGAAGAAGCACTTCAAATACTGAACAACTGGCGCTCAAGCCATAGTTACCCTGTAAATACTTTTCAAGCAGGGCTGAGAACTAAACTTAACTCCCTTGGAATTAACGGACTGGTCGGACAACGCTTAAAGCGAATTCCATCGATAATGTCGAAGCTTTCGCGCTTTAAAAATATGAGCCTCTCAAGAATGCAGGACATCGGTGGTTTACGCGCCGTGGTCCCGACAGCTCGTCAAGTATATCAATTGCGCGATTCATATGTACTTCACAGTAAGTTCGATCACATCCTAGTTTCAGAACATGATTATATAAAAAACCCAAAAGAATCCGGATACCGGGGCATCCATCTTATATATAAATATAACAATCGTAAAGGAGGGGCCAGGGCTTATGAAGGCCTTCAGATCGAGCTGCAATTACGAAATGAGCTTCAGCATGCATGGGCTACAGCGGTAGAGACCGCAGGTGTATTTCTCAACCAAGCCTTAAAGTCAAGCATAGGAAATGGGCGCTGGCTAGAGTTTTTCTGCTACGCTTCGTCAAGCTTCGCGATAATTGAAGATTCGCCGTTGGTTGAAGCACACAGCACGCTTTCAAAAAAAGAAACTTTTGAAAAAATGCTTGAAATAGAATCCGAACTAGAAGTTATAAAAAAATTAGGGATGTATAACTCGATCGTCGAACATTTAAAAGATACGGGCGAGGAAAAGACACATTATTACCTATTGGAACTAGATGCAGAAAAGCAAAACATTAGCGTCAGTGGGTACGCGCGCGAGTTGCTGCCACAAGCAACCACCGACTATCTAGAGCGTGAAAAATGGGCTAAAGACAATGACGCGATTCAAGTCGTTTTGGTCGCGGCCCAATCCCTAACAGCGTTGCGAAAAGCCTATCCAAACTACTTTCTGGATACCGGAAAATTCGTTAGCCGCATACGACGAATTCGGAATGTTGTAAGCCGATGGGATGACGACTCCTCAATAATGGAACTCACAGGAGCAAGGCGCCGAATCAAGCGAGCATTCGTTCTGGAATGACAGCAAAATGGCAGCTTCAACGCTCAAGCCCACGCAATACGGGGTGTTGACGGGGGTTCAAATCCCCCCGGCCCACCAATTCGAAGCATCGACAGAACCCGCCTAGTGCGGGTTTTGCCGTTTCTGGAGATTAAAAACTCCCCAGCAGCCAAGCCTTCAGATCCTTCCTACGAAATGCCGAGCCATCGGTGAACTGGCTCCACACCCCACACCCAGCTAACCTCCCCTGGTCGCTGCAAAACTCAGCGACGGGTTTAGCAGCTCGGTTAATATCAAGGCCTGCAAGGCCACCATTCTTTCGAGCGATGCTTTCAGCATCTGCTGGTTTGCATTATGGCGGCTGTGCGTGGGGCACTTTCGGGTGCGCTGGGTTCCTTGATTCCTGGTCTGCTAACCCGCGTACGGTCGCCACCCTTTTCGTTTAGCAGCGATGTATGGCGACTCCATCAATCAAGGAGTTTCAGTCATGAAGAAAATCACCCCAAATCCCCCTGTCATCAATATCTTTACGATTGCGCAAGACATCGACACCGAGACCCTGCTGATCCATGCCAGCGAGACCCTCGCGTCGTTGAACGCCATGACTACCGACCTGGCTTTCAAGCTTGAAGATTCACACCGTCAACAACTATTGGCCAGCCAACAATTGATCGTCCTGAGCGAGCTTTTGATTGAGCGCGTGTTGAACATGCAGCCGTTCACCCGCGAGCCACCTCAGCCATGAAGTCCAAAGCCCTCCGCGCTGCCCTGCCTTTGTAACCGTAACGGCCGCGCCGCTGATCTCATCTTTTAATGCAACAAAACCGAAACATGACTGCGCCATATTACAACCCATAAAGAGTAGTAATATTTCGGAGCAGTCAATGCCGTTATTCCTGCCTGAGCATTGGGTATGGGACTTCTGGTTCATCCAATACGAAGACCATACGCATCTGTTCTATCTATCCGCCCCGCGCGGCCTCAACGCCCCCAACCTGCGCCACTGGAACGTGCGGATCGGCCATGCGCGGTCTGCGGACTTGCGCAATTGGGAAATCCTGCCGGATGCACTCTGGCCGGCAGCCACGCCGAGCAGGGACGATTACACCACATGGTCGAGCTGTGTGGTTCGCGCTGAGGCAGGGCATTACGAGCGGCGGGCCTTGATGCGCCGCTACGTCACAATTAATACACATAACAAGTAGTAATATATTTGTTCCGGCCTCCGATTACGACTAAGCACGTTGTTCATAGATGGGAATTGCCATGCTTTCGCATTGTTTATCGCGCCGCCCGCCGTCGCTCCGGGGCGGGCCAGCCACGGGTGCACTGTTGTCGCCGGCGGTATTTGCTGCGCTGCCGATACCCGACGCTAACCGCCCCGCCGTTAGATGGCAGGTGTATGTGTTTGGCGTGGTCGTGGCGGTGGGCACTCATATCGCGCTGTGGGCGTGGTTGCAAACCGATCGACCGGCCAAGCCACTGGAAGAACCCGCCAAGCCCCTTGCGATCGCTATGCAGATGGTCGCGCCGCCGCCTGCAACGGTTGCGCCCGCGCCTGAACCGGAGCAGCCACCGCCACCTCCACCTCCGCCGCCAGTGGAACAGCCGCCACCGATAGCCAAGCCGCGTCCGCAACCCAAGCCTGTTGCCAAGACGACGCCCCGACCTGCCGAGCCCAGGCCTGTCGCCGCCCCTGCGCCGCCAAATGCTGCGCCCACCAAGGATGCCGCGCCAAAGCCTATCGCGGCGCTGCACCGCTGCCGGTCACCGGCCCGGTGGGCCGAGCGGGCTACCTGA